TTAAATCACTTCTTGTGCTTCTGCTAGACATATTAGTTATCCTTCCTGTTTAAAGTGTTAATTTCTTTAGCATACTTTTTAAGATGCTCAGGGTCTGTAATACCTAACTCTCTTGCCATTCGTAGTTGCTCCGAAGTCATTCGTATTCTGTTTCCTCTGTAAGCCTGACCACCTGTAGTGGGTGCAACTGCTTGTCTACTTTGTCTAGGCCTCTCTATAGAAACTTCCTTTTTAGATATTAGCTCGGGAAAGTTCTTTTGTAAACGATTATTTAATTCATCATAATATGATGCATCGTTCTTATCATATCCCTCAATATCAAGTTGAACATCTATTGCCCTAGCCATTGCAGTTTCTTTTTCAAAACCTTTAGCATTAAACCAATTATTTTCTCTCCACCAACTCATTGCTCTTTCTGGTGCAGGATTTGTGGCTTGTTGCTGTGCTCGTCCAACGTTTGGCGAGGTTGTCTCGCTCTGTTGTCGTTGTGCCCTCGCTTGATTTTGAAGTGCAATAGCAGTTTTTATATCTACCAATTCTTCATTAAATTTAACTTGCTTGTCAGTATCACCTTCTTCAATGGCTTTTGCTAAAGCTCTTTTAACTAAATTATAATGTTCTGCTAATTGATTTTGCCCTTGTGACTCGTTAGATTTTTCAATCTTTTCGAGTCTTTTGGTCAAACCTTGAACAGTATTTTGTAGATTTTGAGCTTCTTCTTCAGCTATTTTCTTTTCACGAATTATTTTTTTTATTCTTCTTTGTACCGCCGAACTCATATCTTCATCGGATATTTCTGTTTTTTTGGCTCCTGTTGATTTTTCTTCTTTTGTATTTGTTATTGGTTCATCGTTAACTTCAATTTCAATATCTTGTTCTTTTAATTTATTTTTAGCTTCATCAATACTTTCATTAATTTCGGCATTGACTTCATCTAAAACCTTTTCGTCTATATTATTTTCCATGGTTGCGACCTCCAAGTTTCGCTTTAAATATAAGCAGTTACTTTTACACCTTCTGGCAAGATTGATGTAATCTCGTCATCATTGAGTAAAATAAACCGAACATTATTAACAACAATCTTTTGACCTGCATATTTGCCAAATGTAACAAAATCGCCGACATTAGGTGTTGTTTCTTGCCTCCATTTAGCACCTGTATCTCTGTCTCGGTATGCCAATTCACCTAATGCAACAACATGACCATGAGCAGTTAGAATTTGCTGATTATCTTTAGCAGTTTCTGGTAATATTATACCACTTTTGGTCTGTGTAGCGATTTCTGCTGGTTGAATTAGAACCTTCCAGTTCAAAGGTTTTGGAAGTTGGTGAGATGCAATAGTCGCTTTTGACAAACTATCTGCATATATTTTTCCGTGTTGATGAGTCACGTTATTCATCTCCTATATTTATTTGTTTGATTGTTTCGTCAATCATCTCACAAGACTCTTCTAAACCTTGTGCAATGCCAACGTTCTTTTGGTATGATTGAAAATCAGACATTCGTCCGTCAACCATTTGGTTCGCTATTTCCGCTTTCTTCGTTTGTAGGTTCTTCTTTATCAGATTTAATAGGTCCATTGTGTTCATTTATAGATGCCTCCCCAGACATTGAAACACCAGTAACCACGATTGTTACATCTTGTTGCTGATTATTTTTTTCCATATCCGCCTTTACCTTTTTTCATTGTCTTTTTTTTCATTGTTTTTTTCTTTGCCCCTTTTTTTCCACCATGCATTGCCATTTTTTTGTTTCCTTTCTCCATAAGTTTTGAAAACTGTGCTCTATTTAACATTGTTACTCCTAAACAACACATTAAGTGTAGCAGTTTCTTATTTATATAGATAGTGCTTTTAAACAAAATTACAAATATTTATAAAAAAGAACCTTTTTTGTGTTGACTTATATTTAGTATTTGTTACTATAGAATCATAAATTATCAATTTTTGGGAGAAAACAATGATAAATTTTACTACAAATCAAGAATATCAAGGTAACAACATAGACCTATTACAAGGTTTAGGTACAGAATTTTGCACATTCAGACAAGCAGTAGATTATTACAATCTAACTGGCAAAGAATTAAAAGGTGCAAAATCTTGTGCAAGATTGATGAAGATAATTGATAAAGAGGTTATCAAGAATGGTAAAAAAGAAAAGAAGAAGGTTCCTTTTTACTTTAACGTTTTTGAGAAAAACCACCTTATTCAAACAATGAAGAATAATGGTACAGATATTTTTTCAAATAAAGAAGAAGAAAATAACTACGATATTGCATCTTTCTACTGCAATAAATTATTAGGTAATCAATAACAACATGGGGGACTTGTTCCCCCTAACCTTTTGGGAGAAAACAAAATGCAAAAATATTTAATATTACAACCAAAACATTCAGATATAGACGATGGTACTGCCTACCAAATTTCAAGGTCTAATGTAGAGGTTATCAACGAGGCTTGGGATAATGGTCATTATAGAGATGCAGGGATAATCAATGCTGATAATCTGAACGATGTTTTTCAGATTGGTAATATAGAACATGATAAAGTAGAAAAGCTTGATAAATTTTATTCTATATCTTGTGGGGATATAATCGTTGATTTATCTACAAAAATTGCTCATTTGGTAGCACCAATCGGTTTTAAACCAATAAGAATTGTTAGATAGGGAGAAAATAAATGGCAAATACAACCATCATATCTAAAGACAAAGTTAATCAAAAAGAGGTGCAGGAACTTATTGATAAACATGGCTTTGATATGGAATTAATAAAACAACAGTTTGAGATTATAAAAGAAAGCAAACCAAGAACCTACGATTTTAATGTAGAACAAGAAAGACAATATGCAATCAAGGTTTTAAATGTGATTTCTAATCTAAATCAAAAACAAAGAGAAAGGGTATTGCATAGGGCATTTTTATTGAATAAAGTTTAAAGGAGGTGTCCTCCCCTCGCCAACCCTAGTCATTAATTTGGCTAGGGTTTTAATTTGTTAGCTGATTTATCGGGTCGTAATTTTTTTCTCGCATAAATAATGCTATATCATTTGGAGATTTGCCTTCTTCTTTTAAGGTATTATAATAATCTGTTACTGCTTTATTTCTTTCATTAACAGTTTTATCATCTGTATATAAATCCATCATTGCTGGTTCTGACAATAAATTATCTTTATCAATCTTCCCACCATCATTTAATGCCTTTTGTTGTACTGCATACCTAAATTCAAATTCATTATCACCTGCAACATCTACTGATAAATCATCTACCAATTTTTCGTTATCCATAATTTCTTCTAACGATAGTTCATTTAAATCATCAATCCCATATGTTTCTTTAATGTATTGCTTACCAAATTTACCTTGTTCGTCTATTTCTCTAACCTTCATATTTCTATATGCAGGTACTCTATCAAAAAGCAAATCTGTTACTGTATCTGCTAATCCCATTTCACTATCTGACATATCTTCTAAATAATTTATAAGTTGTGGTCTAATAAATGCTTTTTGTGCTGAGGTAAATGTAATTTTTGGTTTTATCATTTTTGATGCTTTAGAAACCATTTTTATTGCATCTGGTACTTGTGTTGAAATTGCACCTAATGCACCTAATGTTCCAATATCTTTTACAAACTTTCTTCTACTTGGGTCAAAATCTTGATTTTCTGCTAATTTTGTCGTCGTATTCGCCTCGCCTGATGTAGGTAAAGATGTATTTTGTATATTCATACCCACGTCATCTAATGGCTCTGTAGCCTTAGCTTTCAGCGATTTAAGGAAATTCTTTACAGGCTTTGTTGCTACTGCAAGAAATGGTACTGCCTCAACCACACCTGCCATCATATCTATTGCAGGCATTCCTATATCTGGTCTATCAATAGCAGTTTGCAATGGTTTTCTTAATGCACTTAATACTGCCATACTTCTTTTAAAGGCATCTGGCTCTGCCTTCATTATTGCCTTTTCGCCTTCTTCAAAAGCAAAATATGTACCTGCAGGTGTAAAATCTAATAATCCAATGTTCTCTACAAATTTATCGCTTTTTACATCTCCAGTAAATCCTCTTGCGATATCCATGTTGGTTGCTTTACCTTCCCGTACTGCCTTATCTACGATATTATAATTCTCGCCAAGATAATCTAAGGCATCTGCAATCTTTCTTTGTGTAATCTCTCGTGACGATAACTCAGCCATTAAAATCTCTTTTGGTATCTTATATTAACATCTGGTCTTTTTGATATATCGTCTTCAAATTGAGTTCCAAAAAGAACTGAAGATGTATCATCAATAGGTAAATTAAGAAATGCCCTAATTTGTGCAAGTGATAGTCCAGAACCAAATTTTTGTGAGGCAGGGGCACCCATTTCTTGTATATCTTGAGGAAAATTAACCTCGCCTTCAAAAAATCTTGGCGATATTCCACCACCAAATTGTATTCCTGATGGTGTTTCAAATGTTAAATCTATATCGCCTGCTATCGAATCTGTTTCTACTGTTATGGGATTTGGCGAAAAAGGCACATAATCTGTTTGTGATTTTTTACTACCTTCAATATTAACTTCTGGCATTTTCATTTCTAAATTATTCAAAAATTCAACAACGTTCATTAGACTTGTCCTGCTGTAAGTTTTCTTGCTAATAATTTTAATGTCTGGTTAAAACTCTTGTCAAGTTTACCTGCCAACATTGCAAAATCTTTTGGGCTTATTTCTTTCGTTTCTATCTTTCTTCTTTCAAGAAACTTTTTTGCCGCTCTTATCTCTGCATTAGCTACCTTTTTTACTGCCGACATTATATTCCCTCTTCTGTAATAATATCTTCTTCACTTCCCATAAGTTGGTTTGCCACAGTACCTGCAAGACCTGTAGCAACTATTGGTGTATACAAAGATACACCAGATTCAATATATTCTTTCACTTTAGGTGTTAAATAGATGGTTGGTGTATCACCAATATAACCTTTAAAACCATCTTTTTGACCAAGTAATGGGTCTGCTCGGTCTAATTCTGTGTTTACATCTCTATCAAAATAATCGTATCTTTTATTATTCATTATCAAGTCTGTTGCTTCATCTAAAGACTCTTGGTCTAAGAATATATCTGTATATTCAAGTTTTGCATCTGTACCTTTCAATAGGTTCTTTGCAACCTTTGGTATAATAACATCATAATATTGTTTTAATTCTGGTTGGTTCCATCTCTTATCGTGTATTTTGCCAGAAGAAAAGGCGATACCATCATAATCATTGTCTTTGGCATGTTGCATTAATCTTTTTATTGCCAGTTCTGTAAATCTTTCAGAAGAACCAATAAATGGTGCTGATGGTATATTCCCAATTGGTCTTAGTTTTACATCATACGTTACAGCTTTTCCAAGATTTGATTGAAGGTCTTTTATACCATCATACACCTCATCAAGGGAATTATCTGAATAATCAAATCCCTCTGCAAGTGCATTTTCATTAGTACCATAAGTTGTTCGTATATCTAGTTGTTTCTTAATCTTTCTTTCTAAATCTTTTTGTATATAAGATTCATTAAATTCTGCTTTTGTTAATTCAGATTTTCCTGTTCCTCCAAGTCTATCTCTTGCTGTTTCGCTACTATGAGGATAATTAAATTCACTATCTGGAATAACTTTTATAATATCATCATCTCCAAGAGAATTATAAAATTCTAGGGCAGTCATATTATCTGGTTTTTCTGGGTATTTTGTATAGTCAAGATAAAAAGGTAAGACACCATCTATGGTATCGTTTGTTTCATCTTTGATAAACTTATTAAATTCTTTTTCGCCCATAAATCTTTTTAACATATCTCTATTAAATGCTTGTAATTTATCAAATTCTGCTTTTCCTGCAATAGACTGAATATCTGGTCTTTTCTGAAACTCTTTTGTAAGTATTTTATTTGCCAACACGGTTTCAATAGCATCAATCTTTTCTTTAAATTTACTCATATCAACATAATCTGTTACATCATTATAAAGGTTTTCTGGTACTTTTATACCATCTTGTAATAATGCCTCAGCATTTAATTTTTGAGCACTTTTTTTATCTATACCTCTATTAGAAAATGACCTTACTTGATTATCTTTAAGTTCATTAAATTTATATTTGGTCATTTGTTTTTTAACGATATCTTCAAAGTTATGTGCCTTATCGTAATCCATATCTGGCAAAATACCAAAAGTATCTTTAAAACCAACGTTTTGAAAAGATGGTTGCAGTCTTCTTACTGAAGAGTCATCATATGTTGTTGTTGATGTTCTTGCACCTTTCAAATCAGCAATGTTTGTTGTTTCTTTTAATTTTTCTATTGAATCTAATACATCGCCAAAGACTGCCTTATTATTCCTATTTATAAATGCCTTTTTCTCATTTTGTCCCATAACAAGACCTTTTTTTCTACCTTGTTGCGACATATCTGATTGCATTTCTTCTACATACAATATCTTTCTACCATCTTCATCTACTCTGTCTTTTGTTCTTGTGAATACAACAACATTTTCTTCGTCTGCTGTATGTGAATAGTTTTTATAATCTGTTTTTAATAATTCAACTTGGTCTTTTTCTTTATTGTATTGTATTTCTCTAAAACCTCTATTGGTATCTATCCTAATTTTATTTCCATCTTTAAAACTGTCATAATCATATTTGTTAATGAAAACATCTGAGGGACTACCTGTTATGTTGCCAAGATTTATACTTGCACCTCTATTAACATTTGTAACATCATTAAGATTAACAACATCATCAAATTTACCTAATGTACTAGCAACATTATCTATAGGTTCAGGCATTTTTAATAAGATTTCTTGATAGTTTTCACCGCCCGGTAAGGTGTAAACCTCGTGCATTGGCTTTAATTTATCTTCATCTACATTATTTCTTCTTCTACGAAATCCATCTAATTGCAGTTTTGCCTCATTAAAACTATCTGCTCTTCCTATATTGAATACCTCATCAGAGTCTTGTTTTGCTCCAAGTATCTCATAACCAATATTATTATTGCCTTGTATTTTATACATAATATCTGAGTCTGCATCGTTTCTTGGTCTAAATTCTATTTTGGCAATATTTTGTGTATTTCGTTCTATTTCTTCTAAGGCTGTTTTGGCTGGGTCTGAAACACGAGCACCTCTTGCAGCCTCAAAGAAGTCTGTATTTAAATCTGTTTTAAATGTCATACTTAAATCGTCAAAGTCTATTTTATTTATGAGTGGCTGTTGAATAGTACCAAGTCTATTTGCATCTGCATCTACCTCTGCAAACAATTCTAATGCTCTTGGGTTATCATCATTAATATCGTAAAGAAAACTTTGTATGCCATATCTATCATTATCTGTTTCTATAACATCAATATTAAAAGGTTCGTATTCGTTTTCAAAACCTTTTTGGCTTTTAACAGTTTCTTCAATTCTTGTTTTATTTTTTGCTAAATAGTCTTTTAATTCTTGTGATGTAATGCTTCCACCATCTGGTACATTCAATATCGAATCTTCAAGACCTGTAAATATCATTTCGTCTTGTACTGGTCTACCAAACTTTGATAAAAGACCAGCAGGTTTACCATCTTCTAGTCTGTATAGGTCTTTTGCAGGGAATTTATCTTGTCCCAGAGCATCTATTGCCTTTTCTGTAGGGGAGAAAAAGCCTAAATCATCTAATACACCATAACCAAATTTAAATATACCACCTGCTTTTGACATCTACCAAGCCTTACATGACCAATATCTTGCTGTTGTCTTATCTGTGGTAGTATCACAGTTATGTCTTGCTCTGAATGATTTTCTTCTAGCAGGTGATGTAACCTTAATCCTCATATTTGGGTCGCCAAATGTAACCTTTTTTACTTTGCCCTTGTCCATAACATAAACCATAGATTTCTTTTTACCATAAGATGGTTCACCTTTTCTAATTCGTCTAGGTTTATTAAGAGTTACCTTTCTACCTTTATATTCAGCCATTAATCATCTCCGTAAAAGATATCTTCTAAAACACTATCAATAAAATTATCTGCCTCAGAGTCTGCAAATCCTTGATTTTCAAATTGTATTTGAGCATCTTGCATGAATATTCTTGCATCTTCATAGTCATCTTTTTCTAAGGCTTCTTTTAATGCCTCTGCCATTTTCTTATTTGCAAACTGAAAACCTTCATCGTCTTCATATGCTTCAAATGGATTTTTTTCTTTTTGCATTATATCATCAATCACTTTTTGATATATCTTCACTCTATTTGGGTCTACCATTCTTGGTTCTGATTTTGTTACACCCATCATTTTGAGTTTTTGTTCTTCATTAGTATTAACAGGGTCTGCCTTTTCTCTTTTCATTTGCATAAGGTCTGTTAATGCACCTCTTTCTGGTGCCATTCTATTAGTGATTATCTCTCCTAATGCTCCTGTTATAAATTTACCTAACTTAGCCATTACTTGCCTTTATGAACTTTTTGTATCTCAAAAGATGCTTTCTTACTTGCACCTTTGTGTGGTTTGTAACCTCCTGCAGGGTCTTTCATTAATTTAAATGATTTACCACTCTGCATCCAATGATATCCTTTTGGTGCTTCAACTGATTTTTTCATAATAGACCTCTATGATTTTTTCTTTTTCTTACCACCTAACAAATCTGCATCTGCTTTTCTTGCTCCACCTTTTCCAGAAACAAAGCTTTTAACACGACCCATAGCCCATTGATGTGCAGATGTCTTTGGTCTACTGCCAGAACTATAATAAGCACCTAGACCTCTCTTATAGACTTTATCTAGCTTTTCTTTAGAGAACCTACCTGCTCCCTTGACAGATGAATATTTACCAGATTTCTTTTTTGTGGTGGTTTTCTTCTTGGTTTCTGCCATTAGGATTTGCTCCTTTGTTTACTTATCTTATCCATTTGTGCTTTGGTAAGTTTACCTTCTTTGTAAAGTTTGGCAGTTCTTCTTATTTCTCTTTCTCTTGCCTTAGGGTTTTTGGCACCTGCGACATATTTCTTAGGAGTTCCCTTCTTTGTCTTTGGTACCTTGTTAAACCTTCTTTTTGTTGGTTTTTTTGCCATTCTTTTTCTTCTTTCTTAATTTTGCAAAGTCTGCACTTGTTATCTTTGTTCTAGGCTTTGCTATTCTTGCAAGAGATTTTTGCTTTTTAGAATATTTACTAAATGGCATTACATTCCCTCTCCAAGACTTTGAAGCTCTTTCATTAACATCAAACCTTGTATTTGTATTTCTTTGACGTCTGAAGCCATCATATTTCTAATTGTTGGTTCTAGGTCGGCATAACCTACACTTTCAAGTAAATCTTCAAGTTTCATCAAAGGTAATTCTGCTTTTTGCATACCTTCTTTTGGTAGATTGGTTAATGCTCCCATTTTTGCAGATGTTCCGGGCATTACATAACCTTTGGTCCCATAGGTCCTAGAATGTCATTCATCATTTCATGAGCATTGCCAGAATCCATCTTAATGATTTTAACTTTCATATCGCCATGATGGTCTTCTTCTTCCATTTCTTCTTCTTCATCTGGAAGCATCATTGTTTGATGGCAGAGTAATAAGAAGTTAACTAGTTGCTCGTCTGTTAATTCTAGGCCTTCCGCGTTTCTTGGGAAGCCCATTTTCTCCTCGAACAACTCTTCGTTCTTCTCCATGTTGCCTACTTCTATTTCTTCCATTTATGTCTCCTTTAAGGTTAATAAATAAACCTATTGAATAACAAATTGCTTCTCCAATAACTTTACCTATCTTGATTGAAAGTCTATTTTTGCCTACCTTACCATTAGATAGGTCAAATGCCATTTGCTCTGCCCAAGCACAAACTATTGGTTTCATAATTTTATATGCTAGTTTCTTATTTTTAACTCTCTCTGCCATAGGTTTACCCCAAATAGCATAACCGTCATATATTCGTCTGTTTACTTGTTGCCCATATATTTTATCATATTTATATATATTTCTTGGTAAATCTTTCATTTCAAAAAATGCTGTACAAAGAAATGTTGAATCTGCTGGAGTATCACTACCTGCTTCTCTTTGATTTTCTAATGTTACTGCCCTTGCGAATGCAGGGTCATAACCTTTCATGTTTGTTACATTTGTTTGGTTTATCTTATCTTCTGCAAAATCACTTACTGATTTAAGTTCATTATCATAATATCCACCTGTCATGGCATCACGAAAACTACTAAAGCCAGATATTACTTGGTCTTCTTCTATCATGGCTCTATCTTGTGGACTTATGCCTCCTCTAAAACCTGTACCTGTAATGTTTTGTGCAGTTCTACCACTTGAATATGGCTGTGTATAATATTGTTGCTGTGCTTTGTAAAAGTCATTACTTTTAGCATCTAGTTCATCTTTGGTAAATCTAGGTATTTGTATAGGTGCCAAATCTAAGTCTGGTCTTTTCGCCATCATATATCTTTGTATATCATCACGACTTATGTTTTCTGTTGTTGAATATGGGTCGTTTTGTTTAAATTGTTTGATTTCGTTTATAACTGCACTTGTAGCACTTTTACCTGTTCCTGCCCTTTTCATTATTGCACCAAGTCCTGTATCTAATTGATTAGGACTTGTTGAATTAAGTAAATTGGTCGCAGAACTTTCTAATTGTGTTTTACCAATGGCTTGTCCAAGAATAGCTAAATCACCTATACCCGGCAAAGCACCAAATACTGTTGATGGTCTTAAAGAGAAATCAACACCAAAACGAGAAAGAGGCTTTGTACCAGCCTCTTCTGCCAAAATACCTTCTTTTAATGTACTTACGTCTTTAAGTGAAAAAGGTTCTTTTGCCATTTATTCGCCTATGTTCCCATATTGAATTTTTGCATATCCATATCTTGAGTTCTATCTGCACCCATCTCACCTTCACGGGTAACGGAACGTGTTGCAGGTCTAGGCATTGGCAGAGCACCTAAAGCAGGTCCCATTATTTCACCTTCACGAACAACAGATTGTGGGTCTAAAACTGCCTGCATGGCATCTTCTAATGATATACCCATACTAGTTAATGCTTCTATTGCCTCTTTATCTGACATGCTAAGGCCTGCCATTTGTTGTTCTAACATTGACAGATTTTTGCCCATCTCTTCTGCACGAACAGCACTTCTAGGGTCTAATACTCTTCGCATTGCATCATCTCTACTCATAGAGTCCATACCCATATCTTGTCTTGGAGGTATTGCCTCTCCACCCATTCTATCAAGGTTTCGCATACTATCCATACCCATATTCATAGGTGCAGGTATATTTTCTTCGCCCATACCTTGTTCCATTCTTCGCATCATTGAACGATATTTGTTCATACCTGTATTCATTGCCATAATTAGCCTCCTTGTTTAGCTATGTTTTTTTCTCTTATTATCATAAGTTCTTGTTCTAATTTAATCATTTTTGCTTGTAACTCTTGGTTCAATTTGGCTTGTTCTGTGGCTAAGTCTTGTTTTGTTTCTGCATCTTTAATAGCCATATCTTGTTTTGCTTTTGCAGCCTCTATTTCTAGTTCTTGTTGTGTTTTCATTTGCAACATTTGTCCTTCTAATTGTGCCAGTTGTTGTGCAAACTGTAAAGGATTACCTTGTTGCTGACCTTGACCCATATTTGTAATTGCAGATATTTGAGCCATTTGTGGTGACTGTTGCACAACCTCTGAGGCTCTTTGTGATATCTGCATATCAAGTTCTGGTGGTAAATCATCAAACTTAAATTTAGCATCTCTAATATCTGGTAATGGTGCTAATTCCATACCTATCGCTGTCTGCATTCTTTGTCTGTATAGAAGTGCAATATGTTCTGCAATATGAGCAATCAATATTGGTTGTAGATTTCTTGCACCCGGATTACCACCTAGTGATGGGTCTTGTAAGAATTGCATATGTACGTTTATATGAGCATCATGGTCTTGTTCTGGGAATGCTCTTATAGGTTTACCATACATAACAGACATATTCTCGTCTACTGGGTCTATTCGACTAGCCTTCTCTGGTTCTTTTAATACCTCACCAATGTTTGGTATTCTTAATGCCTCTAACATTCTCTTATGTGTATCGTACATATCATAAAGCTGAGGTGCTGATTGTGATAATTGTAATACTGATTGTGCTTGTGCAATTCTCTGTGCAGTACTGAATACGTTAGGGTCTGATACAGGTACAATATCTATCGTGCTATCAAAATCTGTTGAATATATACGTTGTGTTACACCAGATATTGCAAAGTCAAATTGGTCTGGTAAGAATTTTGCATTTAATTTTGCAATAAGTTTGAACTCTTGACCTTGTGAATAATGCAATCTTTTATGAATAGCACTAAATGCTTTACTGCCTTGCTCTATAAGAGCGACTGTTGAGCCAACTGGAGCATTAGGGCTTACATCTCCAACATTTAAATCTGCTGTACTTGCAAATCTTTGACCTGCCTGTACGATTGAATTCATTAATTGAAATAATGTACCAGATGGTTCTTTGAATGGTAATGGCATAATAGCCTTATTAACATCATCTACTGTTGCATCTAAATCAGCAAACTCACCGGGATTTACCTGTAATTCTCCACCTGTAACCCTACCTTTGAGTTTAAATCCTCCTTGCATATTACTGAAAGCCGCCGAATCTAATAATGCTCTTAGCGAACCTGTCGCCGCTTTTCCAAGACCACCTATTAAATGATATAAACCGAACCCGTAGAAACCTATTCCGGGCAAGAACCTATAAGATACGAAATAATTAAGTTTGAGTTTCTTTTCGTCGTTTTCTTCCCAGTTTCTTCTAATAGAAACAATCTTTTGTGAATCATAATCTATTGTTACCACATAGGGGAATGCCACAATATCTTCGTTATCTTCATCATCTACAACACCATCAATACCATCAAAGGTTTCGTAAACGTGCATTTCAATCAATGTAACTGTTTCGTTGTGTTCTTCATCTCCCATAGAAGAAACACCCTCAATCTGTTCTCCGATGTCTCCTGCAGGGTCATAATCACTGCCTACATATTTGATAGGTAGATAATAACCACCTTGAACATAACGATTATAGTCGTTTCTAGGCATCTGAATAATATGCGAATATCTGATAGATGTAAGTAAATCTTTACTGTCTGGTGCGACAACAAAGTCTTCTGCCTTAACAAATTGTGAACATTGTCTACCTAGATTTGTATCATAATAAACTTTTTTAAAAGCATGACCAATCAAAGGTAATTGAAATAACATAGTATCTAAATCTGGGAAATACTCTGGCATTTCTTGGGTTATTTGATAGTTCATGTAATCACGAACTCGTCTTGCTTGGTCTTCTA